ATTATATACAACTGTAAATAGCCATGTAAAACCTGTTAGTAATATTATTCCGAGTACAGAAGCCAGCACTGTCATCACCATTCGCTGTGTAATAAAATGCTGAACATAATTTTTAGACATTAATCGCACCAGTTTTTAATTTTCTTGCCGCCATAATATAGTACCGCAAGCCCTTTTTTTACCAGTAAAGTATTGATATTTATACCATCTGCCATAATTATCCCAACGATTCTAAAGTAAAGCCCTCTTTTTGCGTTTAATAAATTAATTACATGAGCCTTTTTCAATCTCTGCTCAACAAAGACTTTAGCTTCAACAGCAAGCCTTTTTTCTTTATAGCACTTTCCTTTAATTTCAGGCGTATCAATTCCAAATAGCCGAACAGAAATTTCTTTACCAATTAGAGGATGAACTCCAAATAGATTTACCGTTATAGTATCTCCATCATAATTTTTAATATATTGAATATCATGGAAATTGCCGTAAGTTTTTTTTGAAGCGCCTTCCGCATTAACCATGCCAAAAAAGACAAAAATTAAAGCAATTGTTATAACAACCATCATTATTATAATAATATCTTCAGTTCTTCTAAACCTCATTTTTTTCTCTCATTCTGTGTCTTTTCCATGCAAAATAGCCAAAAAATTTGACCGCCTGGTACATTATTATTCGTACAATGCTATAAACCTCGCTATTATTTAAACAATCAAGAAAAACCTTATCACTTTCTTTTTTTGTCAATTGACCTGTGTAATATAACCAGTCGTGAATGACAGCAGATTTTCCATACCGTCTTTTATTTCCCCTTCCCGTAGGAGGCAAAACGGCATGAAAAAAACTTGGTATGCTGGCATAATCAGTTACAAATCCATTTTTCGGTATAATCTTTTTATGTTTAGAAGAATTAAAACCAAACTGTTTCTTACCTGAAGGATTAGTAATTTTCCATTTTTCCCCATCAATATAATCTGATCTTAAAACGCCAAAAAAATTATCCATTTTTAAAATAATTCCAATTATAAAAAAGAATTCCCTTATCCGTCACTATCTGAAACCCTTTTATCATGTCCCCCATCTCCATCATTAGCACCATCAGAATCAACTTTATTTCCGATTTTATTACCAACTTTATCAAGCAAATCAATTACTTCCATTATTTCCAAATCAGGAACTATCCACTGATCTACTTCATTAATTTTTACAGAATTAGACATACAAACACCCCCTTTCTTTTTAAGGAATATCAGGAGTAAATAATTTCAGCAATAAGCCATTTAGTCCCAATTTTGAAATAATATTTTTAAATTCCGAAAGCGATTTAAGTGAAGCCTCTTCCGCTATTCTCTGCCCGTCAAATGCCTTAACGCCGTCAACTTTAATAGTAAAATCAGTAATATTTCCAAGAGCATCTCTTGATATTGATACTGACATTGAATCGTATTCTTTGCCGCTATCATAAAAAAATTTCTTAATCCCTTTCTCATCCCTTTCAAACTCAATTCTTGCATGACCGGCATTTTTAATTGAATCAGGAAGCAAAAAAGCGCAACTATTTAAACTAATCAACATTATTGCTAATAAAAAGTATTTCACAATTTCATCCTTATAAAATAGGCCATAACATACCATTTTCAATGAAATTATCAATTTCCGCCTTATTGTTCCCCTGATCTATTCCAACCTCAACTGTGCCGGAATAATAATTTTTAATAGTTTCCCTATCTGATCTGAACTGTTTAAAAGTTGCCGTTCCAGACCCAACCGCTCCCATGTACGCATCTTCCCTTGCTTCGTCGTCCCATTTTGATTTCAGGATATTTCTACCAATAATTCTTTGTTCTCTTTTTTTTATTTTTTTATACCACTCTAATTTTTTTGCTAACGTTCCATGTGCCTGAACAGCATTTCTAACAGCGTTCCTATTAATTGAAGTGTCAATAGACGGATTATGAATTACTATTATAAATCTTAATTGATTGCTTTTATTTGTCTTTAAAATCTGCCATGTCGCATCATTATTTCCTTTTCCTAATATAGTTTCAATTTTTTTAGATAAAATCGGCAAATCATAAAATCTGTAATCCGTTCCTTTAATGAAAATTAATGTAGAAGCAAAAACAGAATTGATATTAAACATAACAATTCCAAGAAAAAGTATTTGCATAACTAAAATTTTTTTTATTTTTTTCATAATAATTGCTCCTTTTTATCTGAGTTCCATGACAACAAGACTTCGCTCTGTTAAATACGCTGTTCCTGTTCCTACATTAACTTTCCAATAGACCTCAAAAGTATGTGCACCTGCGGTTAATGTTTGCAAATTAGAAAATGACATTACAAAATTTCCGCTGCCCGTGCTTAAACCATCGAAAGACCTCGTTGTTTCCGATTTTTCAACCCCGTCAATCTTTAATACAATATAAACATCATTTCCCGAAGAATTACTATTAAATGTTCCTGAAAAACTAATATAAACCGAATTTGCTCCTGTAGTCATCTCAAGAGTCATTTCATCTAACAATACATAACTTGTACTTGTAGTTGTAGGACTGGACGTTGAACCGTTTACTATAGCCGATTGTGGACTGGCTTCTATAACCCTTGAATTAGTTCCATCTGACATTATTCCCAATCTCGCCCCCTGATTTGTCAGTTTCTGAGTTGTTCCCTCGCCTATCGATTCAAAACTAAAACCAGTAATGGTTACTGGATTTGTAGTACTATCAGTTTTTTCAAAATAAATCCTCTCTCCAGCATTGCTTACTGCTGTTGGCAAATTAATTGTCATTGATCCTGCTGTGCTATCTATAAAAACAATTTCTCCCCAATCTGCTGTATAAGGAGAATCCGCAAAGGCTTTATTGGTAGTAGAAAAATCTATTGAAGATTCAAAAGAGAAAGATGATCCCGGTCCATTATGGGTTAAAACTTGCCCTAACGATCCGTCGCCTGTCAGAGCAGTAACACCCATAAAGTCATAAGACGGAGTTGAACCTGTTCCTTGAGATAACAACGGAAGTCCGGAAGTCCCTTCTTTTGCTAATGCGTCAACACTCATAAGAGAGTAATTAGGCGTTGAACCTGTCCCTTGCGACAATATCGGAAGCCCGGAAGTTCCTTCTTTCGCCAAAGCATCAACGCTCATAAGGCTGTAATTAGGAGCTGAACCCGTTCCCCCTGACAATAAAGGTCGTCCAGAAGTTCCTTCTTTTGACATTGCGACAACGCTCATAAAATCATAAGTAGGAGCTGAACCTGTTCCCCTTGACAATAAAGGAAGTCCAGAAGCACCCTCTTTTGATAATGCGTCAACACTTAAAGTCTGATAAGACGGAATTGATCCCTCGCCATTTGAAATGAACGGATATCCGCTTGTCCCAGGATTGACTTGCGAAGGAGTTGTTAATCCGTCCCCAACAATAATTGCTCCTGTTGTTGTTAAAACGAATTGTTCAATAGGAGCAGAACCCGAACTAATAATGAAAGCTCCGTCCGCGACTCCTGTTAGTAAAATACTACCAGGTAAAACGTTTCCAGAGGTATCGCTAAATTTCAAAACATGATCTTCTAAATCTTTATCATTAGTAATTAGATTATCCAACTCGCTGTTCATAACTGATGAAGATGCTACTGTTGAAGACGTTCTTGTTACCACTTTGCTTGTATTTGTAATAATATCTCCGGCAGCACCCATTAGAATTGGAATGCTAACGATTAAAAACGCTACTACAAAAGCCCTTAATGTGTTTGTTTCCTTTTTTTTCATATTAGCTCCTATGTCTTTAATCCTGGTTTGTAGCTTAATTTATCATAATCAAAATATAACGCAGTTATAAACATATCGTGATTTAAAGTATCATCTTCAAATTTAGGCCACAACCGTCTTCCTGTAATTCCCAATTCATAAATGGCCTCATCTACAGAATGAGCACCCCAATAAAAATTATCCCAGACCATATCAACGGAATCCCATTTTACCCCTTCTTGTATTAATGTTTCAGTAATTGGAGCTTGTGTTGCACCATCTACTGAATAATTTAATTTTAAACTTCCCGCTGTTCCTGTCGCTTGATCCGGCACGCCTACTACCCATAACCTTGTCCATAATTTATTAGCCCTTGCATCATCCAAATCAATAATTGTCAAATAACCGCGCGCTGTAATAGCATTTCCATTATCATTTCTTGCTACTTGATTGAGTTTCCAGATAAATCCGTTATAATCTCCTGTTTGTAATTGCCTATCTCCATCGCCTACCTTTATAATAGCTCCACATGAGGCTTTAAATCCGCTGTCATAATTTTCGTTATCAAGCGGCGGCCCCCATACACCTTTTTTAAAATAAAACGGCAGACAAATATTTATAGTTGATGAATTCGTACCAACCATAAATACTTTTAGAGACAAATCACGTGGATCATATTGCATAAAGAATTTGTCAATTTGACTTCTATCAACATTTGCTCGAATCCATCTATCTATATAATCAACTTGAGTTATAGACTTAATTTTATAATCACCCGAATAATTTAAACTGCTGATATTATAAATTTCCAAATCAGGCGACATGATATAAACTCCAAAAGGAGTGTCAGAAATCACTCGCCAATGTGCCGCACCAGCTCTAAAAGGAGCTCTGCTCCATGCCCAGTTATCTTGATTTGAATCACTATCAAGTAAAACATGAGCTTCCTTTTCGGTAAAGGCAAATAAATCATTTTCAATGACCCACATTGCGGTAATATCCTCGCCGCTTGGAGGATAAAGAGTTATATAAAATTTCCCTGTTCCTGTAAAGTCATCTCCATTTCCTTTTATCGATGCAAATATTTTATTTTTTTTCGTCCATGTAAATAGTCTTTCCGCTAAATGTTCCCCCTTGCCATAAACAATTAATTGCTGAGGAAAATCCCCATCTGTTGCCCAATCAGATGGCGGAGAGGAAATATTTGCCGAATTGCCGGAACCGCCCCACAATTGCAGGGCACTTGCTCCATCTGTAAAATAAAGATTATCTCCTAACGATGCGAAATCATAATAATTTGATGTTGATAATCCTGTTTTAATTTCATTTGTATAATTAGAATAAACTTTACCCGCATTTGTTGCAAAAACTTTAAATTGACTTGCATCCCGCTGAATAAAGTCGAAAATCCCCATTATCTGCGGATTATTTGATACTGCGGTCGAATTGTCAGGAGTCGTCCCAGGTCTTTTTCGTAACCCTCCATCTGCAAGTGTAATGTTTTTTGATCCATTAATTAGTGTTGACTTAGGATTAATTCCATCAATCATGGGATTAAAACTAAATCTTGCATCATCCAATTTTATCTGAAAAATTTGACCTCTATGTGTACCCATAATTATAGAACATTATTATAGAACATTTATATTTGTCACATTGATTTTATTAGTAGTTATAGCCACATCAAAGTCAACTTCTTTTATCGGACTTGATTTTATTTTTTTAATTAGCTTCTTTGATTCTCTTGCTGAAAATAACGTCTGATTTGACAATTGAATATATTCAACAGCAGATAAATCTTTAGCCAAATTGAATTTCAGAGCTTTTTTGTAATCATCTGTAAGGCTAACCGTATCTCCAATAGCCGAAAATTCTGTAAATGGTTTAAGTGATTCAAGAAAAAAGGTATAAGCTATATCAGGAGAATAGTTAAACAGTATTGTTCCTGTACCATAACCAGGCACAAAGACAAATTTTGTCGGCCTACCTGATGTTGATTTGTCGACTATTTCGTTATAGTCTGCTTTCGTATATAATTTTACAGGCCAATCATTACCCTCAGCGTCCCTGATATAGCTTGAATCCTTAATCTGAACGGGTATAGCTACAGCAAAGTTACCAGCCGAACCAATAGTGTAAGACCTTTGTCCAACTACTAAAGCAAAACTGTCCGATGTCAACGAAAGGACAAGCAGACCTTCGTTGCTCCATGACCCGATCATATCATTGAGCATTTCCAGCCCACTTGTTTTTTGTGAATCAGACGGCAATTTAATTCCACATAACCTGTACGCTCCATTTATAATGTCCTCTGCTGTGGCCAACTGTACCCCCTTTCCTTATTTCTTCTTAGTCTTCTTAGTTGATTTTTTAGTACCGCAACTATTACTAATGGTTTTCATGCCCCCGCTTCCTTTTTTCCCGCCGGACATACATCCAGTTAGGGTTGTTTTTGGTAACGACATAATCTCACCTCCTTATGTTATTTTTTATCCCTTAACACTAAAAATTTCCATCCGCACGATCCGAGATTAACGTCTGCCCCAGTTTTATTGAATAATACTAACGTTACAACACCGGCAGATGAAACATAGGCACTAGCAACCAATCCTTGTAGCGACACTGAAGCGGACGGCATTACAAAATCGCCTAATTCTACTCCTGTAATATTAAAGGTCTGCGTATTTATTCCAAAATTAGCAATGTTAGGAGCGTCAAATGTTAAAGCCCCAGACGATGCCAATAGACCAAAATCGCTTTCCCAGTTAGTTATTTCTCTTTCTGGCATATTCTTCTCCTTTTTATGTAATTATAAGGAGAGGAGAAAAATCTCCCCTCCCCTTAATTTTAATAACAATTTAGCCAACCAATCTACAAGCTAATTCCGGCCTCATAATTTTATATCCAAAGTAAACGTCAATTCTGCATGGGAATTTATCATTTGTAATATCAAAATTCCTTACAATTCGCATTGAAACATTGTCTTTCACCATTCTATGCGCAAAATCAACACCCCTTGGAAGCTCCCCATCGGCAAAAACTATTGTAAAAGCGTCCCGATGATAAGCCATATTCATCGGATAAGCCGTTGAGGCAGACCCAATAAAAGTTACAGCAGCATCATCAGCCGGTACAGCAGTAACGGTTTGAGTTACTCCTGAGGTTATTATTGAAGGGCTAATTGCAACAGCAGAGATTGCATTTCCACTTCCTGTTTTATCAGCAGTAACAGTAAACTGCTGCAACGATCCTGTATTAACTTTTGTCTCAGGATTAACAGCGTTTACGCCTGCTATTGTGAAAACATCGCCCTGCTTTACAGTTGGAGCAGAATCAGTAAATCCGTCAAGATCAATAGTTGCGTCCCCGCTTGCTACCGTATCATTAACTAAAATTGTTCCATCGAACGCCCCAGTTGTATGCAACGGCACGTTTTGAGACATCTGCCAATTAAATCCTAAAACATCATCCGCAAGTTTTCCTTTTTTGTATTGTTCGGAAATCTTGTTGTTAGGGTTTAAAAGTCCTTTAAGCGCGTCAACCATTCCAACCTGAGCCGCCGGGTTGATTGTCATGTACCTTTGCTCATCAGCCGGAGCAGAAAATTCATCAAGTTTCTGTCCTGCCTGCAAAGCAACTTTAGCAGTCGCCGGAGAAGTTCCAGCAACTCCAACCAAATTATAGACGTCCTTGTACATGCTCCACGCAAGAATATCTACCTCCGCTGCTAATCTTGACATAGCCGGCTTTAAAATTCTTTCTGAAAAATCGTCAAGTTCTAACGTAAGTTCAGAAGTTGAAAAATTAACGTCAACACCTCTTTGCGTTGCGAGGGTTATCGTTTCGCTTGATTCGGTTACGTCCTGAGCACTTAAAGTCGCTCCAGATCTAATTGTAAATTGATTGGGTTTTCTAACCTTTAAAGTACTACCTATTTTTGCCCCACTATTTGCAAACGAACTATCATATTGGTTGTTTATGGTTTTAATGAATACAGCGTGGTTATGAAAAATACGCATTGCTTCACGAGTTACTGCGGTAGGCGTTAAAATAGTATTTGCCATTTTTTATCTCCTTATAGTATTTTTTTTGTTTTCGCACGCCATTTATCCCATTCCTCGTCTGTCATTTTTTCAGGGTCTTTATTTAATATTCCCCCTGAATTACCAACAGGGCTAATAGGATCAGGCGCGTTGGAAACTTTTTTTGTTTTTAAATCGACCTTAACTTTATTTTCTAAGGCCACCAATTCTCTGCTGGCATGTACAGGAGACATTTGAGCTATTTGTCTGGCGTAATCTTGATTTGCGTGAAAAAAATAAGCCATATCAGCCCCGTTTTCACTTTGCATTACAAAATCACGCATAAACTCAGTAAAGATAGGAATTGTTTTTAGCTCTTCAATTTTTGATTCAAAATCTGCCGGTCTTTCCTTCGCAATTTCGTTCACATTTTCATAAAAAACTTTTTCTACCTCTTGAGCGAATTGCGTGTTTCTAAACTCAATATCTTTGAGCTGTCTTTCTTTGAGTTTTGAATCAATTTTTGCTTCAAGGCTTTTTTCAGAATAACTATCAATAGCCGCTTGATAATCCTCCATTGTGTCAAAATCTTCTTCATTAGGAGCATTACCAATATCAGGAATTTTCATTGCTTCCAATTCTGCTTTTAATCTCTCGTTTTCCTCACGAGTGATTTTATTTTTAGCAACGAGTTCCTGTATTCTTTCGCGAGCTTTTGATCGCCTTGGTTTTACAAATTCCTTTTCCTCTTTAGTACTTTTGTCTTGCTGTTCCGCGTCTTCCTTCTCTTCCTTTTCTTCCTCTTCCGGCTCAGCAATTTCTTCCTGACCAGCACTTTCTTCTGAAGTTGACGAAACTTCATCTTTTACGTCTTCTTCCGCAACTATCACGTCTTCTGTAGTCATAAATCTCCTTTTTTTACGCTGCCAATCAAGCGACTAAACTTGTTCGGCAGGCGAGTTAGTAATTTCATCCACAGTTACTTCGGGAGGCTGCTCCCTTAACTGAGGAGGAATCATCATTTCAAGTTTTTTTGCCAACTTTTCACCATTATCTATTTCCATATTTCGTGCTATTTCAGGCGCGATAACAACAGCTCCGTCGCCCGCATATTGCAGCAACTCCAGCATTTTCCCTAACGTTTCCTGTTTTTTCGTTGAGTACATTCCAACGTCTGCCATAACGTCGTATCTACCGATCGACAAATCATTAATAATAACCGGCGATCCGTCAGTATTAACTGAGATAACTTTATTAATTTCAACAAGCGATTCCATACCATCTTCCCCGCGAAGTCTTATAATTCTTTGCGTATCGTAAATCTTGGGAATTAAATCAATAACAATCCGCGCCGCATGAATAATTGAACGTCTCATGTTATCCAAAAACAAAAATGTTCCTCTATCCGATACCTGTACCCTTGCTTCAATTGCTTTTCCGCTGCGTTCGTTACTTTTTGCCCCCCTGGAAGCCTCAAATTTTCCAATAACATCATCAATGTCAGATGAAGCTATTGCCGCCTCATTAATAACAGCAGTCGGAATTTGTGTTTGAGACTCACGTTGCGGCCTTGCCAATCCTTCCACTTGGTTATAAAGTAAAAAAGGATTATTTTTAATATTTGCGCTGCCCCATTCATTTTCATATCCTTCAACCTGTTCGGCAGTTAGAATAAAAGGAGCTTTAGGCGCAAGAGCAACTAATTCAGTTGCAGTTGTCCTCCAATAATTGTACATTCGCTGCGGGTCTTTAGCATCGCGGATAAGAGAATATAAATATTTTTTCCCATTAACAACTATCTCATCACCCAGGACAGGAACAA